GACAGGTTAGTGAACTGCCTAAATATATAAGAGAAGGTCGTGTAGCAGTCAATGCTGTGTCAGGATCTGGTAACGTAGGTGTCACCGACTTAACAATCGCTGCAGGTGTAACATCTTTATCAGTCGGTACAGATGTAGGCTCTTACGGCTACGAGACAGTTATAGTAACTGGAACCGGTGTTGCTGACTTGCTGACCATCTTAGGTGGAACTGATGGAATGGTGAAGATACTTGTATTCCAAGATGCTAATGTTGACCTACACGACAACATATCAAAAGACAATGGAACGTTCTTTCTTAATCAACTACCTGTTTCTGGTGAATTTGCACCTGCTGCAGATGACATCATAGCGCTGGTAAACGTAGGAGGTGATGGTTCAACTGCGCACGGCTATTGGCAGGAACTCTACCGAACGATAAATGTAAGATGATTAAATTAATTAATTAACTTAACGGGAGGCTACAAATGAGTGTACTTGACGATGAAATGGATGAAATGACTAAAGCATTAGAAGATCCAGAACCAGGGTTTGAAGAGCCTAAGGATGATCCGCCTGTAGACGATCCACCTACTGACCCACCTGCAGACGATGATCCACCTGATGATCCGCCTTCAGATGACCCTCCGACTGATGATGATCCTCCAGCTGATGATGATGATCCTCCTGTAGATCCTCCAGTGGTTGATCCACCGCCTGTGGAAGATCCTAAAGACATCGAACTCAGAGAACTCAGAGAGAAGATCGTTGCATTAGAAACACCTAAAGCTGAACCAGAACCAGAACCAGAACCTGAACCTGAGCCAGACCCTGAACCTCCTGCTGAAGAACCTATCCCTGAGGAAGACTTCTTAGGAGAAACTGACCTTGATGAACTAACCAGAGATCCTAAGCTCTTCAATGCCTTGCTTAACAAAATTTATGCAAAAGCTAGAACTGATGCAAGGGGTGACGTAAAGCTTGGAAATGAATCAGTTGTCAAAGCTATCCCTGACATAGTCAAAAATAACATAGCTTTAACAGCTACACTTAAAAAGGTAAATGAAGACTTTTATGCAGAAAACAAAGATCTAGTCCCATGGAAGGCTGCCGTGGCTACAGTCTTTGAAGAGTTCATTAGTAAAGACCCTGGAAAGTCTTACAATGAACTTCTTCCAGACGTAGCTAAGGAAGTACGAACTAGACTATCTCTTCGTAAGGAAGCTATTGACTCAACTAAGCCGCCTAAGCTACCACGTAAGAAAAGCGGCAAACGACAACCAACTAAACCTGATGTCAGCCAACTTCAGTCCGACATGGATGAGATGGATAAGGCATTAGGACTTGATTAAGGAGGTAACACAATATGTTAGAAGATAGATCCGCTCAACATGATAAGGTAATTGTAGATAAGTTCCACAACCCTTATGCTGATTATGAAATGACAACTCGTGACTATGTGCTTCGACCTTATACAGTAGATGAGGCAATCACTATTACTCTCCCACCTGTAACTGAAGCAAAAGGTAGAATTTATTCTATCGTTGTAGGTGCTGCTACTGGTGCTTTTACAGTAACTATTCAAGACAGAGATGAGAGTGAAGACTGGATTGCTGATATTGTTCTCAGTGAGAAAGGCCAGGGAGTCTTTGCCTACTCTGATGGAAGGCATTGGACATTTGTACCAGTTGGAATTCGCGCTGCTTCATTCTCAACTTCTAGAATCGATGCTGTATCGCAGATTCGCACTGATACAATTAATCTAGTAACAACTGTAGCTTCTACTGTCAATCAACTTGAGGCTATGCGAGTCACTTTATTTGCAGATGTTCAGGCTGGTGAATGGGCTAATGCTATTTGTGCTGTAGTTGATCTTGAAACTAGTGGATTTGTACAAGGCCTAGTTGGTGTAGTCTGTGCTGAACTTGATATGCCTGGTAGTGCTGCTTGTGGTGCTAATGGAACCTATTCTTGCTATGAAGCTGAAATCAATATGCCTACCAGTTTCACAGGTGGTGGTGTTCCAGTAACTTTCTTCTCCTTAAATCTTTGGGGAGCTGAAAAGGCTCAGTTTGATACTAGTGGCTTACTCTTTGATATTACTGGAGTAACAGTAGCATCTGGAAAATTCTTTCAGGAGAATACAGCAACTGCTGCAACTCATGCACTGAGATGCAGAATTGCTGGAACTCTTTACTATGTTATGCTAACTAGCGCTGACGCATAAACCTATTAACTAATTGGAGGAAAACCAATGGCTAAAAATAAATCAATTCCTCAGACACGGTCAGAAGCTATCAAGGCTGCACGTGAGGAAGCTAAAGCTGCTAAGAAGAAGGCAGCTAAATCTAAATCTAAGTTCGGAGAATAAACCTAACATCTCGGGATAGGGTACTAGTCCTGAAAGCTGATTCCTGGTCAGTTTCCCGAGATTAACTTCAGGAATATCGACAGGAGATATTATGAAATTATCAGTATTAGATCGAATTATGTTACTGAATGTTCTTCCTAAAGAAGGTTCTTTTGCAAACCTTAAAATACTTAGGATTGCTAGAGAAAATATATCTTTTAACGAAGAAGAAAATGGTCTTCTTAAATTTAAGCAAGATGGAGAAAGGACTGTCTGGAATGACACAGTAGTATCAGACGGTAAATTAGTTCCAACTGTACCTGAACTTGAATTTACTATTGGTAAGGTTGTAACTAATCTCATTGTTGAAGAGTTAAGACGGCTTAATGATGAACAGAAATTAACTGAGAGCCACTTTTCACTATACGAAAAGTTTATGACTGAATAGGAAATACTATGCTTGAAGACAGATCATCCCAACACGACAAGGTAATAGTTGACAAGTATCACAATCCTGAAGCTAACTACACTATGACTGTACGAGACTATGTCTTACGCCCTAGTGCAAATGCAGACACTGGACCTATCACTATTACTCTACCGTCAGTAGCTGCTGCTAAAGGAAGGTTCTATAGCATCGTAACTCGTGAAGCAGATGCTGTTAATTCTATCACCATCACTGACGCATCTGATTCAGAATGTTGGACAGATGATATAGTCTACTATGAAAGTTGTGCTCCTTCTCTTTGGTACAGTGATGGACTCTATTGGCATATGGTAGGTGCTTTCAGATTTACTTGGGATGATCTATTCCCTAAATAATTTAACATCTTAGATAATTAATTAATTAAATTATCTAACGAAATAGGAGGAAATTATGTCTTTAAAAGGTAGTCTCTTAAGGCGTGGGTTGATGATCAACTACGCTGAGATTATGAAGAGGGTATTTAGTGGTAAGGTACAAGCTGCTCCAACAGCTATGACTGTAGCAGCTACAATAACCACTGCTGCTATGAAAGCAGGTCTTATCGCTGCAACTCATGATGCTGGTGCTACAGCAGCCTACACCTTGCCAACTGGGACAGTAATGGATGCTGATTTAACATCTGATATTATAGTCAATGATTCTTTTGAATTCACTATCATCAATCTTTCAGCAGCCTTAGCGGATACAATTACACTAACAGCTGCTGAAGGATTTACTATTGTTGGGCAGGCCACTGTAGACTCTGCTCATGCCAACTCTGAATTTCCTAGTTCTGGAACATTCAGATGCAGAAAAACTGCTGCGAATACTTTCGTAGCCTATCGAATTGCTTAATCAACTTTCACGCTAGGAGGAAATATTATGTTTTTAGGAATGAGAGGTAACGGCGACTGGGTAAATGATCAGCGCCCTTTAAACTGGAGACAGAAGATTCTCAAACTGTATCCGAATGGTCAAGCACCTTTAACAGCAATGCTTTCCATGCTGAGTTCTTCATCTGTAGATGATCCTGAGTACAACTGGTGGACACAGGAACAGACTGCAGTTAATGGAGATGTAGCTGGAGTTTATACAATAGCTGATTTATCAGTTGCTTATGTATCTGGTGGAGTTGCAGGCGATACACTCTTCGTTAACGTAACTGACACCGATGTCTTCAATCGAGTTCGCCAGGGACATCAGATTCTTCTGCGCTACACTGAAGACTATCGACTTGATGTAGTTGGTAAGATCACTGAAGTAACACGTGGTGGAGCTAATGAAGTCTATGCTGTGCGCTTACTCGAAGCTGATGATAACGCAGCTGCTGCACCTGCACATGATCTCAGCGACTGTGACAACTTCAAGATCATTGGTAACATCAATCCTGAGGGTGGTGAGATGCCTGACTCCATCGCACTCAATCCGACTAAGGTCTACAACTACACGCAGATCTTTCGGACTCCACTTTCTATTACTCGTACCGCACGCAAGACTCGTCTTCGCACAGGTGACCAGTACCAGAAGGCGAAAGCTGAAGCACTTGAAATGCATTCCTGGGAACAGGAACTTGCTTTCTGGTGGGGGATTAGGACTGAAAACACTGGTGATAATGGCAAGCCTGAACGAACCACTATGGGTGCCATTAACTTCATCCGTCAGTATGCTGCAGCCAACTGTGACGACTTCACCTTGAACGCTACCTATGCTGGTCAGACCTGGCTTGGTGGTGGTGAGATTTGGTTCAAGGCTATGTTGGAACAGATCTTCCGCTATGGCGCAGATCAGAAAATGGCCTTTGTTGGTTCTGGTGTCCTGCTTGGTATCGACCGCTTAGCAATGTCTGCTGGTCAGGTCAACTTAGTACCTGGAGCAAAGACCTACGGAATGACCATCCATGAGTGGGTGACTCCTTTCGGCTCCATCTATATGAAAACTCATCCTTTGTTCTCCTATGACGTAACCACTCGCAACATGATGGTTATTCTGGAACCCAAAGAACTGAGCTATCGCTACATTGACGATACTGCATTCTACGGTGAGAGTTCCGCTAAGACCCATCCATCTGGTTATGGCCAGAGGCGTATTGATGGGACGAATGAGGAATGGTTAACTGAGTGCGGTCTTGAATTTGGTCTGCCTCAGAAATGTGCTGTCTTGAACGGCTTCAACACTGACAACACTCTCTAACAGCCTCCCAAGACCAAATACTGGGAGCTAGGAATTTGCCTGGCTCCCAGTCAATTAAATTAATTAATTATCTGGAGACTAGCCAATGTTAACTATGGAACAAGTTAGTGACTCTTACTACTACGATGATCTTAAATCATTATCAACTGCTGATGTACGATCTGTTATGACTGCTAAAGGAAAGTCTTTTACGGTTAGCCAAAGCTCACTCTTAGATGCTCTTGATATACTTACTCCCCTTACCTATTGGGTTACTACTCCAGCTACAGGTCATGCTCATATAGATATATCCTGTATAGTAACGCTTGCAGCTACTCTTGAAATATTCGAAGATGATGGGAATGCTGCACATTTTGATGTGTCTGCTGGGGCTGATAAAACACCTATAAATAGAAATAGAGTATCTACTACAGAATCTGGCTTAGTAATTGCTACAGGTGTGACAGTTACACAAGCAACCGCTGATGTAATGCTGATTACTAGAAGGCTTGGTGGATTCATTGGTGGTACTTATACTTCTGGGTCAGACCTTATATTAGCACCTAGTACTGAATATCTATTCATGCTTACATCTGATGCTGATAATAATGAAGGATCTTTGATCCTAGACTGGTTTGAACATTAAGAGGTCAAGATGAACTTACTACAACTAAGAACAAAATTTAGAGCAATCTCAGGAAGAGCAGACCTAGTCAATGCTGACTTCACTGATAATGGTGCTGACTTCTATATCAATGAAGGTAGGAAGTTTCTTGATCGGTTGATAGAGACTCAGAAAACTATAGCATCTTGTTTTCGCTTCGTTCCAATAGATGGATTTTCTGCTCAGTTTCCTCACTGCAGAGCTATCAAAGAAGTATGGGCTACTTCAACTTCTGCTAGGTGGAGATTAGAGAAGATGAATCTCAGTGACTTAATAGCTGATTACCTCACTGGGTTACCATCTAGTCGAACCGCTGGATTACCTCTATACTATGCGCCTGCTACAACCAGATACATCCCAGAGGATGCTGGAGCAGATGACTTTGAAGCTTTCATAGGATTCGTAGATATCCCTGCAGGCAACGCACATGAGTATAATTCTGTCTTGCTTAATGTTCCAGTAGAAGAGAAACTCTCACTGGAAATCAAGGGACTTTACTACTCTATGGAATTGGTCGAAGAAGCAGATGAAAACTATTGGTCTGTTGTTCATCCTCTTTTGTTAATCACTGCTACTATGCGTTACTTAGAAGTAATCAATAGGAATACTCAAGGTGTTAATGACTGGACTGCCTCTATAACAACTGAGATGAATCAGATAGGGTTTGATCTGGTTGAAGAACTAATAGCTGATGCAGATGAAATGGAGGGATAGATGGAACATCGAATCAAGAAACTCGAAACAATAATTGCTAGGCTTTCTCGAAGACAGAGGAAAGTAACTTCAGCTATTGTATCACCTTATCCTATCTCTAATTGCGTATCAGGTGAAGACGTGAAGGATGAGATTCTAAGATACATGTTCGCTTGTGATGGAGAGATTTCAAAAGGTGGAGTGTCTATAGATGTTAAACCTAAACATAATGCTATGGTTGTTCTTACTATCAAGAATGCATTAGGTGGGAGTTCTCAGTCTTATACAATAGATAAGAAAAATACAGTGATTGACCCTACTATTAAAGTCAAACAGTTTGATAAGCTAACTGTGACATTCTATCCTGTTGATGAAGATAAGATAAAGGAAGTCTGGATTAGCTTGCTCTGGATTCCTGTAGTTAAAGATGCTAAGATTAAAAACTTTCTAATTGATGAACTTGATAAGGAAGGGCTGATAGAATGAGAGAGTTTGAATTAATCATAGATGAAGCATTGCAGAATGGACTTAGTCCTCTTCGAGTCACTCCTATGAATACTCAGGTATTAAGGGAATGTCTTGGCTTTAGGTTAGGTAAGATGGGATTAGAGAAGTATGAGAATAAAGAAAATCCTATTGATGCTATTGATATTTTATATAGCTGGCCTTTTCCTCAGTATTTAACAGGCGAGAGATATAATATTCTAGTCATTAGAGATACAGTAGTCAATATGGAAGACAATGTTTATCTAGTGAGCAATGATCATCTGACTGTAACTCATATATTTGCAGTTGATGTCTTGACATTTGGTCAAGGTACTCTAATGGAAATGGCTGACTTTGGAGAGTATGTCTTTATGACTAATGGAGTTAGGATGATCTATTGGGATCCTTCAATTCCAGCTTGGCAGAATATGACTGTGAGTGCTACTATCCCTATGATGAAGACTATATGTAATTTTAAGGGTCAGGCAGTAGGTGGGAATGTAGTGAGTGTATGGCATGACTGTGATGAGAAGTCCTATGTCTGGAGTAAGATTGGTTCGATAGATTTTACACCTGAAGACGACAATGAGGCAGGTTATAGAAGGGATCCTTTTGGTGGGGAGGTTTATCATACTAGACGATTAGGCGATATGGTAGTAGGTTATTCATCTGAAGGAATTACAGCCTTGATACCAGTAGGTTCTCCTGTAACTACTTTTAGATTTACAGAGTTAAGTAATATAGGATTGATTAATCAGGGAGCAATAGATGGAGATCTTCGTAGGCATGTTTATCTAGGAGAGGATCAGATATTAAGAGAGATTACGAATGAAGGTATTAAAGAACTAGGCTATGAATTCTTTATGGAAGATCTTGAAGGTGAAGATGTTATAATAAACTATGATAAGAAACTTGAAGATTTCTATATAGGAAATAGTAAGAAGACTTTCTTGCTGTCACCTAAAGGCCTAACAGAAATCCCTCAGCATCCATCAGCTGTATGGAGAAGGAATAAAGAAACTTATTGTCTACCTGAAACAGTAGATGATTATGATGCCCTTATTGTAACCTCACCTTTCGACATGGGCTATGCTGGACAGAAAACAGTCTTCTCAATGGAGACTGATATTTTATTCGTTAAAGATCCAGAGGTAGCTGTTAGCTATTACAATGATATAACTACTTTTGGAACTACTGACTATGTACCACTTAACGATCAGAACATTGCAGCTATTATAGTATCTGGAAATGCCTTTGACTTTCGATTAAGGTATGATCCACTTTATGATAATAGTAGATTAAGTTATATAGTAGTAAGATACAAGATGACTGATTTAAGGGGTATTAGAGGAGTCTACGCACCAGCACATAGGGAACAAAGAAAATGATGAATCAACTTTTACCAGATCAGATATCAAAGTTCTGGGACATAATCAAGTATGCAATAGAACAATCTACTCCCCCAATAGTAAGTGAGTCACCTAATAAGATGAACAATATCTTAATGGCTGCCCTTAGTGGAGATATAGATGTATGGGTATCTTATGAAAGAGAAGAAGGGAAAGTTAAATTCAATGGAGTAGTCTTGACTGAGATTTTATTTGACAAACCTTCTAGAACTAAGAATTTATTAATCTATTGTCTTTATGGGTATGAGAAGATAAGTGAAGATTCTTGGAAGCATGTTGTATTAGCTCTTTTAAAGTATGCTAAGAGTAAAGGATGTAATCAAGTAGTTGCCTACACAAAGGTTCCTTATATAATTAAAGTAGTCAAGTCCTTAGGTGGAGAAGCAGACTATACATTTTGTGCATTTGATACTTCAAGATGTTTAAATAATTTAATCAACTTAATGGAGGTCTAAAATGGGTGGAGGTGGAGGTGGGAGTTCTTCTGGTGCTGTTAGTCATACAGCTTATTTAGAAACTATTCATGCTAACTGGTTAGATGGTGGTGGTGTTGATACACTGACTGATTCAGTAACTGTTGTTATGGAATCAGCACTTGGCAGTTCTCCTTGGGCTGCTCAAACAGCATATGATCCAGATGTTGATCTAGCTGCAAATCAAACTGCTATCACTACATTTGCTGCTATCTTAGCAGGGCTATCAGATACTGTAGATTGGGCTGCAGTATATGCACAAGCTGTGACTACTATAGATGCAGTAGCTGATGCTGATATAGTTGCTGATGTTGCGGCTTTCTCAAATCAGTTAGATGATGAAATAACTACTAAAGTCTTGCCTAGGTTTAGAAGGGGAATGCAAGACATTAATGCAGTTGTTTCATCTGCCTTTGTTATTGGTGAAGCAGTGATCGAAGGCTTCAGAGATAGAGATGTCGCAAAACATTCTTCAGCAATTAGACTTAATTTATCAAGTCAACAAAGCCAGCAATATCTTGAAGCTTCTAAACAGATGCTTTCTCTTATGATGCAGAGAATTTCATGGGAAGATGGGTATGTGAATACTGTTATTGAAGCTAATAGGATTAAAATAGTTGCCAAGGCTGAAGAGAATGAAACGGCTATGACAATAGATAACAAAGATGCAATCTGGGATCTAAATGTATTTCAGTATGGTGCTAATCTACTTGCCAGTATTGGTGGTGGTACTTTAGTTCCTGGATCAAATGGTCCTTCAACTGCTCAATCTGCTATAGGTGGTGGATTGACTGGTGCAGCAGCCGGAGCAATGATAGGTAGTTCAATAGGCGAAGATAATTCTGGCTGGGGAGCTATTGCAGGTGGATTGTTAGGTGCTGCATCTGCATATTTATAATAAAGCTGATTAAATTATTTAAATAACTATTTGAAAGGTGGGGCTATGCCAGGACCAGATAGTGCAGGGAATACAGGAAGTGGACAATCAGGGGTTGGCGGTGCTAGCGGTGCTAGCGGTGGGTCTGATAGTCATTATGGCGGAACAACTCATGGGCAGACTAGTGTTGGATTTAAAGGGGTCTCTGGTGGTTCTGATGCTCACTATGGATTTACTACTCATGGACAAACTAATATCGATCCTAATAAAGCATTTGTTGAAGCCGCAGAGAAAGCTAGGCATTTAAGAAATCAAAATATTTTAAAGAATTCTGTATCGACTATACTTACAACAGCTGCAAAAGGTCTTCTTGCTGGTGGACTTGCTACTATTAAAAGTATTAAGGATTATAAAAGTGTGAAAGATTCTACATTGGCTCAGATGCAAGAGCAGTATCCAAATGTAGATGATACCACATTAGAGAACGCTATAAATAATGCTGGGAGGAGCCTTAGTCCATCAGATAATTCAACACAATTTGGTAGTGGTGAAGGAGGAGAATTAGATAATCAAACTATTAATCAAACATTGTTAGGCCAAATGTCTGGTGATAGAAATTCTTTATTTACTGGTTCTTATGGTAGAAGCACAAGCTCAACAAGTTCTACTCAAGACATACTATCAAATTTATTAAGCGGTAAAAAATCTAAATTAAGTCAGATGTCTGTAGCAGATAAAAGACCTAATATTAATTTTAGTGTTCTAAACCCATTTATTTAAGGAACTGAAAATGGCAAATATCATGGATAATAAGTTACTCTTGCAATATCTCTCTGCTGCAGGAGCTGACACTGGTGCAGGAAATTCAATAGGTCAGAATGTCAATGCTATTACTCAGCAGAATATCTCATCTCAGAACCATAAGAAATTACTACAGGCTATGCTTAGAAAAGGGGTTGATGCTAAAATTGACAAGAATAATAAACTTACTATGTCTGAAGAATTAGAACCAGATCAACAGTCAGATGCAGAAGGTTCAGGGACAGCTAGTAGTCAAGGTGGATCAAGCGCAAGTGCAAGTCCTAGTGGTCAATCTCAACAACAGAGAGCAGGGAGTTTCCTTGATGATTTAGATGATTCTGATTTAGCAGGGCTAAGTCCAGAGATGATTTCTGATGCGCTGAAGTTTAAGTTTGGTCAGGATCAGTTTGAGCAGAGTAGGATTACTGGTGCTAAAGATATGGAGTATAAGGATGCTCTTATTGGTCAAGCTAAAGCAACAACAGCTGCTGCTACTCCTTCAGTTGGTCTTACTATAAATGGTACTGATATCAAACTAACCAATAAACAATATATAGATTGGTATAAGTCTGCTAACAAGGATGAGAGGACAGCTGCAATTAAGAACTTTGAGTATGCTCAGAAAAAAGGTTATGAAGGTTCCTTTGAAGAGTTCCAGAGGGAGTCTTCAACTACTCATCAAAAGGACTTTGATAGGGCTAAGAAAGACGGCTATGATGGATCCTTCAATGAGTGGATGCTTGAAATGGCTAAGGCTGGAGCTATTACAATAGGAGAGATTTCAGCTAGGACTGAGGCAAAAGCTGATATTAGTGCTATTAAATATTTTACTAATCCTAAAGGACTATCATCAGATGTTGATAAGTATATGAAATCTGAAGAGGTTCAGAACAAATTGTTTGAAGCTGGATTTGATCCAGGAGTTAAAGACCTAACCACTAGTGAGATTAAGGTAAAATTTATTGAAGATAAAATAGTCTCAACTGGTGGAAGTATTGAAGATGTTAAGTATATAAATGGTGTGATGTCTTGGACTGTTAAGTGGCCTAATGGAAAAACGGAGACTGTTAGCTATGGTATCGGGTCTTAAATTATTAGGAAAAGATAAGAAGATTTCAGGTGTTGATCTACTTACTCCTCAAACTGAATCAAGTTATACATTTGAACCTTATGATAAGGCTAAGCCATACATGAGCTATGTTAGTGAGGCTGAGAAGAAGTATGAGTTGCCTAATAATTTATTAGCTAATGTGATTCATACTGAAAGTAGATATGATCCAGAAGCTAAATCTTCAGCTGGTGCAGTAGGTATAGCTCAGATAATGCCTAAGTATCATCCAAATGTAGATCCAACTGACCCTAAGGCATCTATAGATTATTCAGCTAGTTACCTTAGGAAATTAAAGGATAGGTTTGGTTCCTGGGATGAAGCTATAGCTGCATATAATACAGGACCTGGAAACCTTAAGAAGTACGGTATGGATAATCTCCCAGAAGAAACAGTTGGTTATTTGAAGAAGATTAGAGGAGCACAGACAAGATCAGATAGTAAGCCTAAGTCAGGGATAGAGTTATTGTCTCCTGAACAAGCTGCGCCTGTAGCCCCAGTTGAATCAGAAGATAAACCTAATGTATTCGATAAGGATATTTATAGTGGTCATTTAACTGGTAACATAATGGCTAATAAGTTTAATCTTCAGAGGGGGGAAATAGGGTGGAATGACGAGACACTGCATACTGCCACTAAGAATGCCTTGATTGATGTAGCTAAGACTCAAGGGATGAATGTAGTAGCTACTGGTGAGTTAGCGATGAATCTTGCAAGTTCGATGTTGTTGTATCTCCCATCTAAAGCAACTGGTGTTGCACATCTGTATCAAGGGATTGAAATAGCTAAGGCAGCTGAGGAAGCAACAGCTAGATTGGGGTATCAGCCCTTTACTGAAAAGGGACAGCAAGCAGCAGAGATGATAGGTAAGGGATTTGAGATATACTTGACTCCTGCTAGGAAGATAGGTGAAGAGGTTAGTAAGCTGAGCCCTGAACTAGGTTATCTTGTAGAGTTCGGTGCTGAGCTTGCAGAGTTTGCAGTGACTGGTGGGGTTGCTAAAGGTGTCAAGGCAAAGTTCAAACCGAAGATTGCTGAGGCTAGGAAGATTATTGAAGCCAAGCACAAGATGGAGAAGGAAGCTCTTGATCAACAGATGGGTGAAGTTGAAGGAATCCCTGATGCGTTGATGAGAGAGGCTCAGAAGAAGGTGCTAGAAGCTGAACAAGTTCAAGCTGACTTGAGATATAAGGAAACGGTAGCGAAGTTTGAAAAGGGGCTTAGTCCTCTAGTTGCTGAAGAGTTAGGTAGGAAAGGTGAAGAGATTGCTAGGATCAAATCAATGCCGATTAAGGGTAGTGGATTAAAAGGGAGACCGATCAAGACTAATCCAGTAGAAATTAATAAGTTTGCTGATAGATTAATAGCTGGAGAGAAATTAGTAACTCCAGAAGATATACAGTTCTATCAGAATAATTCTAAAGTATTAGAAGAAATTTTAGCTGAGAAAACTAAAGTTGCAGATAGTGGGTTGAAGGAACCTAAGATCGCCTATGGGAAGGTTGAAGAGATTGCTAAGGTTAAGGAAGAACCCAAGACAATTAAATCATTTAAGGAACTTGATGAACCAACCACTGAACTAGACCTTCAAACAGGAACTCCTGAACCTAAAAAATCTGCAGAGGTTATCCAACTTCATGGAGATGCAGAGATTATTCAACTTGATAAAACAATCAAGAAGAGAGAATTAAGATTAGTCAAAGATGCTAAAACAATTAAGCAAGAAGTTGATTACAGAACTGTTAAACCTGAGATGCAAGAACTATTTGATATACTTGATATGCCTAAGCAATCAAGGATTAAATTAAAAAGAAAGAGGAATATTAAAGTTATAGAACAAAATGTTATGCCTGGAGAAGAAGTTAGCATCCCAAATACTTGGCATGATGCAGTATTTAGATATACTGCATTTAGAGACACTGAAGGTAATTTACATAGTGGGCGTGCAGGTAGTTATGATTCTATATTATCTGAAGGTCAAGTAGCTGGAGCAAAGAAAAGTACTTTACAGCCTGGGACTACTGTGTATGTATTTGATACTGGTGGTAGTGGTACTGTTGCTGAAACTAATACAGTTAGAATTTATAGAGTAGCTCCTGAACAAGGTAAGATAGAAAATATTAAGTCTGTTCCTGTTATTGAAGAACATATTACAGAATTAGATCTTCAGACAGGAACTCCTGAACCTATTGAACTCAAAGGTGATAGCTCACCTTTTAGAGAAAAGAATAAGAAGTATACAGCTGATATGAGAAATGTCTATGCAAAGAATGATCATATAGCAGAAGATCCTAATTTGATTTTAGCGAAGTCTCTTAATGATGTGAATAGTTGGCTAGATGGTGAGAATGTTGATATAGGAATTGCAAGAGAAAACTTAAGTAAGTTGGCAGTTGATTCAAGAGAATCTAGTAATCAATTAGCAATGTTACAGTATTTTAATAGTGATAGAGCACAAGCTGATTCGTTTATTACTGCAATAAGCGAAGCAGCGGCTTGGGCTAGGGGGGTTGAGAAACCTAAAGGAACCAAACTCTACGACATCACTGGTGCAGTAGGAAAAGGTGCTAAGAAGTTAACAGAAACTGTTAAAGATGCAGGTAAATTTGTAGATGAGTTTAGAAGATCTACTAAAGAAAAAGACTTAGACTTTAAATATGCAGCTAAACAATTAAAAGCTGATACAGTTAGAGCTTTCTTTGATCAGTCTGAGACCTTATTAAAGTATGTCAGGAAACATTTCCCTAAAGAAAGTCAGCAGATAATAGATCGACAACGATCTGCTGCTGCTGGTAAAGGCTATGGTTCAATGCTCTATGACCAGGCAGTAAAGGAAATATTTAGAGGAAAGAGTACTAGTCAGATTGAAGCTATAAATACTTATGTATTGGCTAGGAGATTTAAAGATATTTATAGTTATAGAAGTGAGAAAACTTATAAACATCAACCTGGATATGGGCCTAAACAATCAGCTGGATTAAGTGCTATAGTTGAGATGATTAAGGATACTCCATCTGGTGCATGGAAGATGTTGAATAAGAAGGTTCCTGAATTAAAGAAACTATTTGGGGATATGGGGCCAGAAGAAATGAAGGAAGTTGTAAGATCTGGTGAAGCACTATTTGAATGGTCTAGGAAAATAGTAGATGACCTTGTTGATGCTGGAATAAAGAGTCCTGAAGAAGGAGTGTTATTAAAGGCCCATGATTATAGGAAATTTAAATCTATGACAGTTGAAAGTCTGTATGATTTCAGCTATGATTTGAAGATGAAAGGTCAGAGTATTAAGTCTACCAGTTCAGGTGTAGAATCACTAGGTTGGGGAAGCACTAAGATGATTGAACCTGATGCAAGAATAGTTTTACATGAACAATTTGGTAGAGCATATGGAGCTATAGCAAATCAAGCAGCTAAACTTAAGTGGAAGGAATTGGCTGAGAAGTATCCAGATAATGGGTTTGTTAGTGTTAAGAAAGTAAAGGGATGGAGCGCTATGCCATATCTAAAAGATGGCAAACGCAGTGATTTTTACTTTCATCCAGATGCTGTGAAATACTTAGTTACTCAAAGTAAGGATATCAGTCCTAGACTTTCTATGATAATTAGAGGAGCTACATTTGCACCTATTACAAGAACCTTAGCAGTTGGTGGTAGTCCTATATGGGCAACTTTTATTGGGTTACCTATGGATGTAATGCATTCTCTATGGACAGCTAAAGTTTGGGAAGCTGGGGCTGGAAAGACTGTCCCAACCTTATCCTACCCATTTTATAAGACTAGAAAAGGAAATTATAAGAAGGTATATAATCAGTATATACCAGGTATTGATAAGCTTCAATTAGGTACTGATATGGGAAGGGTGTTTAGGGATGTATATAGTAGAGGACCACTAACACAGAATTTAATGAAGCATGGTCTTGTAATGAACTTCCTTACTCAACGACAGAGTAGATATTTAAAGGGAACCAAACCACCAGGTGATTTTGCTAAAGCTATGGATCTTCTCTCATATCATGGACTTAGCATGGAACTCTGGCCTAGAATTGCTACAGCAGATAGGATAATAAGGAGTAGAGCTAAACAAAAAGGTCTTACATATGAAAAGGCTCTTAAAGATAAAGACATCATGTATGAAGCAGCTCATTCAGCTAGAGATAGAATGGACTATAATCAAGGTGGTTGGCTAGTTAAAGCATTAGATCAAAGTGGAATAATTTTTCTCAGTGCTGGAGTATTGGGCACTAGAACTTTTTGGAGAGAAGCTACTAGTAATCCAGTAAACTTTGCTTTTAGAACTGCAAGAATAAGTGCTACAGCAGCTGGAATAACAGCTGCTGCATGGAGTTTATATGAGAGTAATATGAAGGATATCCCAACTAAAGGTAATGAGAAGAATGCAATTTTTCCTTTGTTTCCTAATTGGATAAAGGCTAAAGATATAGATGGTAATGATGTTAGCTTTTATGTCAAGTTGAGAATGGATCCTGGTGCTGCATTCATGTATAAGTTATCAGAGAATTTAACTAAAACTTATATGTTTGATCAAGGGTTGATTAAGACAGAACCTAACTATCATGAAGTAGTTGATTCACTTAAGAAAATAGGCCCAGTTGATTTATCACTGCATCCACATATACAACTATGGGTTGATTATACTACTAATTATAGTTGGTGGAAAGATAGACAAATGTATACTAAGTTAGGTGGAAAGACTTTATCTTTTCCAGATAGTCAGCATGAAGGAGAATTTGATAGGAATGTTCCACAAGTAGCTAAAGATATAGGTAAGGTTACTAAACTATCACCAAAGAGATTAAGTGGTGCAGGTAGTAATGTTATTCCTTACAATAATGAGTTCGTCTGGATGATGGGGAAGTTTTATGAAAAAGCCTTTAGTGATGTTCCTGAAGAAGCTAGAAATAAACATTGGCTGATTACATTAGCTGAAACACCAGGATTTAATAGGATAATAGGGATAGCTAGAAGTGGTAAAGGTAGAAGAGATATCATGGATGAGGTTAATGATGATATAGAACTTAAAAGGATAGTTAGAAATGGTAAGTTTAATATGTTAGCTACTGACTATGCGTGGTATGGGGCTAGAGAAAGAAAAGGAGTACTTGATTATATGTATAGTTTTAAAGATAAAAAGGTATATGATAGTTTTAAAGATTCACTAAGATTTATAGAAAGCCCTGCAATTAAAGCACTTCCACATAGGAATTTCTGGTTAAGTTTTAGTCATAAGAGTTTAGAGGGAAAAGCTAGAACATGGATTAAGTTACTTGAATCAGCAGATGATAAAGAAAGGAAACAACTCTGGAAAGAGTATGGGATAGTTAGTAGAGCTAAAGGAATAATCTCTCCAGAGTTTAGGTCAGAGGTTAGGAAGCAGTTTAGCAAAGATGATTAAATTAATTAATTATCTTAATCAATCCTAAGTATTTTAATTATTGATTCTGCACCAGGTCTTCGAATCACCCTTGCCGCACCGATCGAATTCAAAGTATCAAGTAACCTTTCCAATGTAGGCTTATCCGCATCAGATTCAAAATGCCTTGCAAAGGTCTGATAAGGCATCTCGTCAGTCTTAGCCGTCTTGAAGAACATATTAGATCTGAACATCAGATCAGCAATGTCTGATTTGCCAACGCCTTTAAAAGTCAAAGCCATTTTCTGTTCGACTTCCTTTAATAAAGTAGATGCTTCTAATAGATCATCCTGAGTTAGCGTCAAGTCATTCCTTCCGTAACTAGCACTCATAATCATTGCTAGCTTCATCAGATGAACCCGACGCCTTCCATTATAGCCGTCGAACTTCTTATCAGCAAAGGGTGGATTGGCTCGATCTTCCCTACACCATGTATCCCAGTCTTTAATAAACCCTTCAGTCCATTTAAACTTTCCATTTATTAAAGAGATTTTTTCAAGATCTCTAACAAGGAAATCAAACAGTTGTCTTTCCTCTTCGGTTTCAGTAGGGATAGTTACTAACTTAGCAGGTTTCTCTTCATAGACAAAAATGATTCGAGACGTCAATCCACCACCTATTGATTCATAGGGTAGGGAACTACGGATCAAGTCAGGTGTTGTACCTCCTATTAAATTAACCCAGACACCGTGGATCTTTTCCTTACTCCGCTTGATAGTGTCATAGGTCCAATCATCTTGACAGTCGTACCAGTTGCATAGGGAAGCCATTAGTTCATTATTGTGATAGCCTAGGAATACAGTAAATTCCTCACTGTAGATTGTCATAGATGAATGGAATGAGCTATCACCAGACTTTGGATCGTAGTCGGTTAGGTTATTGTCTTTGAGTGATGAGATTAAGGCCTGGAGTGAAGTTGCCTGGGCACTTAGTTTAATGCCAGGGATCTTGTTTATTATCTTAGTCCCAGGTCCCATTGCAGTCCCTTTGCCGGTTGCAGAAGGACCAACCAAGACGATGTAGAAATTAGGATACCAGACTAGGTTAGTTCCCCATTCTATGCGAACCTTTCTCTGCATTGCAGCAGCTATACATGAGATACCTACCCACTTTCTGAATAGTGTAGGTGGTTCAGAATTATCAGTGTATTGCATGAAAGCATCGAGCCAACAGGGAAGTTCTCTCTTGAGATCAGGCATAGGTTAGTCTTTCTCTTTATAGTTAGGATTTTCCCGTAAGGTATGGCATATTGGACATCTAACATATTGATCAATCTTAAAGCATTTTAAAGGATACCCACAACCACAACCTATATCAATAATTTCTATACTTTCATTACAGAGGAGTGGGCCTGTATTAGTATTATGCTTGGGTAATATCTTCATAAAACTCCTTTATCTTATCAGCTAGAATATTAGGATTGCTTGGAATTTCTTTACTCTTCAGTTCCTTCATATACTTCTTACCCATGTTGTTACCTATACAAAGATCACAAGGTGTCTTGATTTCTCTTTCATGCCAGAATAAGGGTTGCTCAAGGGATGCTTTGATCCTTAGTAATATTCTAGCATGTTCAATTAGTGGGATTGATATAGGGATCTGAAATGATATAGAGTCATGGACTGAGGTGAGAAGTTCAACTGGTTTATACCACTGTTGATTGTAATAGACGTGCTCTATTCCATGTTCGTTGATCTTGTCAGCACAAGAGCTTTGACCGAGTTGAGCATAGGCTTCACGGAAGGTTGCATCACAAGCACTTTTTGAAACAGTAGGTGTTGTAACTATTGGACCTAGGAATAATCGACGCCTTCCCATGAGATTAGTTACATAGCGATCCTTGCGTAGCATGTTTTGGATAATAACATGGTAGCCTTGATGGATTTGTGGGTAGCCTTTGTGAATCTTATTCATGATTCGCTTAGCTACAGTCTCAGTCATTTCATTCTTCAGTGCGAATGTCTTGTAGCCAGTGTCATAGTTGATAGAGTGATTACCTTTCTTACCCCAGAAGCGTTCACTTTGTCGTCCATCACCTAGAGATGAAGATCCATCCTCACCAGAGATTTCATCATAGGGTTTATCTAAGATGATTCCAGCGGTGAGTCTGTGGAGGTCGACTCCGTTTTCGAAGGCTTCGATCTGGGAAATAACTCCTCCAACATATGCAACAATTCTATTCTCAATCTGGCTAAGATCAAACGAGTATCCAATGTATCCTTCGTCGTACAGGAAAAATCTAAGGAGGTCATGGGGCCAATTCTGTTGGTTTCCCCCTGTCCCGAATATAGTTTCACCACTAGAGATCCTGCCTGTTTCAGTACCAACAGGTTTGTAGCTTGAACGATATCTGCCATCTTTATCCACCTTTGCTATGTTTAAATAAGTTGAGATGCGTTTGCTTAGGGAACGTATGTCAAGCATGATCCGTGCAGCTTTGCTTCCCTTACTGTCTTGTCGATAGATTCGCTTCAGTGCATCAACATCTGAAGTTGGTTTGTATTCTCCTTTTGAATTCCTCTTCTTGAACGGCTTTAGTTTAAGTACTTTGTAAAAGTAGTTCATTATTTGCTGAGGTGAGTTAGGGTTAAGATCGTAGCCTGCTTCTTTGTTTAGATCCTCGAGTAAGGGATCAAGTTTGGCTTGTTCAGTTATTTTAAACTTCATCATACCATCTACATCTACTCTAATTCCACGCTCAGCCATGTAAAGGAGAGGTTTGATTAGTCTGCGCTGTCTGTCGTAGGTTTCTAGATTGTTCTGCTTTTTCAATTCTTGAATTTGCTTAGGGTGTGCTTCATTAGGAATGATACAGTCCATTCCATTGTAGTTCCACCACTCTTCCCAAGTGCCAGCACCCATCTTCATCCATTGCTTTCCGTCTTCTTTATAATAAGGTACATCAGTCCACATGCGGCAGACTGAGTCAAGACCAGCGTTGAAATCAGGGAAGGCAATCTTCTGTGCGATGTGAGTGCAGTGCAATTCACCACGAGGAACTATACCATATTTGTGTAGCATGAACTGGGTGTCAAAGATGAACGAAGCACCACGTTTTGCTACTCGCTCAGATTGAAGGATCTTTGCTATGAGAAGCATAATTTCGTATTCTTGTTCGACAGTGAAGTAATCTCCAGTGTGGTCTCTGAATGGGATGCAGATTGCGCTGTTAGGTGAGTAGGCAAAGCCGATGCAATCCAGCTCACCATTGATAACTTCAATATCAATGTCGATAGCTTGACCTTTGAGACCTACGTCGTAGCAATAGTTTAGGGATCTAATTGCCAAGTCGAAGGATGGTTTGATAGTTATCTTACGTTCCTTGCGTCTAATTTCAGGGAAGTCAGATTCATACTTTGCTACTAGAAGGTCTTGAACTATCTGAGGCTTGTTTAAGAAGTTGAATTTCGGAGGGATGAAGGTAGCAGGATGGAAGGTAGGGACTACTTTCAAGCCAGGGACTAAGGTTGATTCAAGGACAGAACCGCGCCACTTGGTGATGCCTACACGGGAGCACAAGACGATCAAAGGGATATTTCCAGTAGCTACAATACAGTTTAGGTTCAGTGCGGTGAGTTCTTCTTTCAGTTCTTGAATGTACTGCCAGCCTTCTTTAGATATAGTCCAAGAGGATTTGTGGAAGTTGATGTTTATGTAAGCGGCTAAGGGTTTATCTAAGTCCTTGATTACGTTTGTAAGGTATAGGTCGTAGCGTGGGATCTTAGACATCATAAGACATTCATTTAGACCTTTACCAGAAGGACCTATGAATGGCTTGGGTGGTCTAGCACGGACTTCCTGGAAACCAGGCTGTTCGCCGCAGATAGCGAGTTTTGCGGTTAGTGGTCCGGAAGGTGGAACGTAGGTCTTTTTCATATATACTCCAGTTATTTAAATTATTTAATTAACCATTGAATTAACTTTAACAAGAAAGGAATCTCTATAACCCTTTCCAAGCTCAAATCCAATAGAACTCAGCCCTAATTCATGGCCTGCTATTAATCCAACTCCAGAACCAAGAAAAGGAATTAAGACTCTAGAGCCAGGGAATGCAAAGGTATTGTAAATGTCTTTCATCAAATCAAGGGGTCGTTCAGTAGGGTGAGTCTTGTTTTGTGGAGGGACTGGTGCATAGTTGAAATTGTTAGATCGACCAGCCTTGTTCAGTGCAGGACGACCCTTCCAAGCATAGAAGAACATTTCATAAGAATTTGCTAAGTGCATTTCAGGGCGCTTAGATTGACCTGAAGGCTTAGTCCAAATTCCTACCATTCTAGTAGTGTTAAAACCTGCACCTATTATCATATCAAACATAACTTCAAACCATGGCTGAGGTGCAAACCAGCAAAGCAGCCACGAATGATCAGCCATCACACGATAAGATTCTTTAAATGTATTAAATAGAAATTCTCGATAAGCTTCTGAAGGCACTTCATTATATTGATCTTGTTGATAAATAGACTCACCACTTTTCATTTTAGCATTGTTCAGATCAATAGCATACGGAGGATCTATTTCAACTAAGTGCATCACACCATCAGGTATCTTCTTGATCCCCTCGAAGAAGTCACCTAAGACATAGCAGTTAGCGAGCTTGGTTAAAGTGCTCCCACCTTGTTTGTCTCGATCTAATTTCTCAGCTATTGTCTCTTTGATGATAGACTCAGACATCTTCTTGATTACATTGGTTGCATCCTTTTGGGTCTTGCAGCTTTCGAATAGCTCAGGGAATGCATCTCGTGCTTCGGCTCGTTTGATAGCAGTGGATACAGAAGCATCAGTCACGCCAAACATCTCAGCGGTGTCCTTTAATTTATGTCCTCCATGTCCAGGACCAGGTGCACTTGTTCCTTTGATCTGTTGTTCCAGAGTATGGATCTCGTTGATTAAAGAGTCGTATTCATAGTATTCCATATCCTTACGATAGAAGTTTTCAGACTTTTCAATCACCTTCATTTCAAGTTCTGATAGTTCTCCTTCGTAGATTCGAACAGGGACTTCAAGCACTTGATTTGTAAGAAGGACTGTGTATCTTCGTTCACCAGCTAGAAGGAGATACTTGCCATTTTCAAGAAGTTTCACGGCAAGAGGTTGAATAAGACCGGATTCCTTTAGAGAGTTTTCCAGATCCTGTAAGTCACCCATTTCCTGTCTAGCACGTTCACCTATTTCGATTGAAGTGATTGGAACCATTGCTACTTTACCGACATTGATAGTCATCTGTTTCTCCTAGATGGTTAAATGATTTATTTAACTTGTTTAAATATTATATCAGGTAATATTATTTGACGTCCCTTTAAGAAGCATCTTCCATATAAAGATGCAACTAACCAATAAGCTTTAGCTAAGCATCTATATGCTATAAACCCATTAGATTCTTCTATTCTATAAAATAAGTAATGCATTAGATTATTTAACCTGTTTAATTAAGTCAAGCAAATTCTTAGCTTGGCTTGAGTTTATCTTAGGAATTTTCTTAGTGGATTTTTTAGATGCTTTTTTATTAGATACTTTTCTGGTAGGTATGCGGCGACTAAGACGGATTTGTCGAAGAGCCTCGATTGCTTCATCCTGTGACATGTCAGTGATTGAAGGGTAGTTTAGATCTTCGATGGTAGACATTATTTATTCATCCTTTCTACCTTAGCTAATGAAGGTAAGATAGTTTTCTTTTCTACTTTTTTATCTAGTAACACAGCCATTACTATGTAGCCATGAGTGTCTATCAGATCCATCACCTCGTCGAGTAGGGGAGACATGATAGCCTTTCGTTGACCATATTCTCTGAAGGTTTTAAGTGCTCTAGATTGTTGTTCTTCAGAAATTTCAAAGCTGAACTTTGGCTTGTTTGCGGGTGGTGTCATAGTCATTTCTCCAGATTATTAAATTATTTAATTGACTTTAAGTGAGGCAGGATTGGTTACCTGCACTCACCTAGGTTAAATTATTTAGGTGCGATGTACTTACTCACCTTGTTCTGGTCAGGATATTCACCTGATTTGTCTTTCTTCACACCCACTATCATCCATCCTTCCTTGCCCGGCAGATCATCTACCCATGAAAAGGGGCGAGAATAGTCAATGTCGAAGGCTTCAGCAAACATCTTGAATGATCGAATAGCTTGAGCAAACTGCTTCGGGTCGATCTTTGCTTCATCTGCTAATTCCCAGAAGAAATCACTGAATGGAGGACAGAGTGTTTCAGATGGTACATCAAATAGAGGTGTATACCACTTAGCACCGTTTTTCTCACTAACGCCTGAGGTAACCATGATAATACGACCTTTTACTTCTGTTCCTGCGTCAAGGATCTTCGGCTCAGGTGCATCTTTGATTCGGTTTTCGAGACTACTGTAATCACTTAATGACATTTTAGTTCTCCCTTGTTAGTTGGTTGGTTGGTTAGAATTCTGTACATTCTATCATTGTATCTATAATATCCAAAGTATTTCTGAGTACATCTATTTGTGCATAGATCTCTCCAGACAAAGCACATTCAGATTCAGGACTTTTTCTATCTTCTAAAGGTGGTTCTGGTCGCATGACATACTTTTGTTTATCAAGCAGATCACGTGTTCTGTTTAATAATCTATCAGAGAATTCTGCTAGATTACTTATAGCTCTTCTTACATCTGGTTCTCTTTGTGGTTGTGCTACTTTAGCACTATCATTCATCTTCTCGCCTCCCATTTAGTTGATTAAATAATTTAATTAACTTTTTAATCTCGGTTTATCTTCCCATGCTTTACCTACTTTCTTAAGCAGTGCTTTGATGTCTGGCTCTTCGACTGCCTTTAGCTTCCCACCTCCCTTCAGTCTTGACCTAGCAATGTATTCACCGAGGGAATCAATTAGCATCTCACGGCGAGGATTTTCTCCCTTTCCTTTAATCACGTAGAGTTCGTCAAATAAGAGAGGGATAGTTATTACTGCTTGGCCTGTTACATGTAGTCTGCGTTCCACTTCAACATAGCGAATCCCAGTTGATTTGTCTACAGATTTCAAATCTTCTTTTTTCTTAAGGTGACCGGTTAGGATGAAGTCACAAGGTAGGTTCATCAGTTTCCGCACTTGATTTTCAATCTGAACCTTCTGTGGATTGTAGTCTTGGCGATGCATAGGTGCTTCACCAGCTCGATTTTTCAGATTAAGTTGAAAGTTCATCGCTGCTTGGCCAAATGTTGTGAGGGAGTCAATGCAATAGGTTCCGAATTGATCAAAATAGTTTATTTGCAGCCTAATTTCATTAATCTTCTTCCATTTAGCAAAAGCAGTAGGTTTGAAAGGATCTTCGTTTTCATACTGAGTGTCGACTACTATGTCACCTTTGT